CTACTAGCAAAAAGGATTAGCCCTCAAATGGCTATAGACCCCCTCGCCAAAAAGGTTCAGCAGGAGAAGCGCAGAGAGGCTCAGAAGCTCGCCGCGCGGAAGCGGTATGCCGCCGCCAAGGTGCTCAAAGCAGGCTCCCTCACGAAGACGGAGAAGGCCGTTGTCGCCGCCGTCTCCCAGCAAGACACCCCCCTCGTCCCAGCTCAGGTCACAGCCCTCGCCACAGTCTTGCAGCGGAAGCCCGCCACTATCCGCAAATCTATCCAGCAGGCGCGGGAAGAGTTTCAATCCGCCGCGATGGACTACGTGAAGGCCCACAAGGCCGTGTTGACCGCTGGAGACCCCGATGTCGCCCGTAAGGCCGCCCAGTGGGCCATCGAGCACCTGAGCCACCGCGACAAGGACGGCAACGTGGAGAGGGTTGTGGAGGCGGTAGATAGTGCCGATGAGCGGCCACAGATTCAAATCGGCATCCAGCTCGGCGGTATCCCACGAGGGTCGCAGCCATCGGTGGATGCCGAGTTGGTCGAGGAAGACTAATCTCCTGCGTGTAGACGATAGAATCTCTGTAGAATCTATCTACACATTATATAGGTGGCATCCCACCCCTTTTTATTAGGGATTTAGAGAGTTTCTACGGTATTGTTAGAGAAGCGGCATCCCACCCCTAAATCATTAGACTTTTAGCCACTTTCGCCCCAGAATATGCGGATTGGCCGCATCCCACCGACCCACTTTCGCCTAAAAGGAGGCGTATGACTAAAGGAGAAGCACATCTACTCCGTGAGGGACTTATAGATGCCTATGACCGGGCAGTGCTCTCCGAGACACGAGAGTCTATCCGTAAACGGCTTATAGGTATGGACTGGGACGAGGAATATCCCGTCTATAACACCGAAGAGATAATTCGTGCCGCGAGCGAGCGTTTTCAGCACTGGATTGACTCGGCCCCACCCGAATACTGGGAATACACGCAGCCTATAAAGTATGCGAGACGATAGACCTTCATACCTGGAGTCTGACGGCAAAACAGTCACCAAGGCATGGGAGGATGCCTATGCCTTCGAGTTTAAGCGGCGGGGGAAGATTACCCATCGGTATGTGCCGACTGAGAAGGGCTTAGATTTCCATGAATCCACAGCCCTCAACTGTATTCTGGAGGGTAGTCGCGGCACTGGGAAGTCCAAAGCCATCCGCAACGATGCCCATATGCGGGCACTCAGTCATCCGGGTTATGACTACCTGATTGTTCGCCGCACGATGCCGCAGTTGCGGAAGTCCCATCTGAAGTTCATTGGGGCTGAGATGAAAGCCCTCGGCGGCTACTTCAACAAGACGGAATCTATTGCCTACTACCCCAATGGCTCCCTCGGCTTCTACGGCCATTGTCAGACCGAAGACGACACGATGAATCTGCTGTCATCGGAGTTTTGTGCCATTTACTTCGATGAAATCTCCACCTTCACCTGGGAGATGGTGACACGGATTGCCGCCTGTCTACGTGTCCCAGAGGGTAGCGGGCTCATGCCGATTGTGCGAGGCGGCACGAACCCCATCGGTGTGGGAGCCAGCGAAATCCGCCGCTACTACATCACAAAGGACATCACGCCCGAAGAGGATGAGGACTACATCCCCGACGACTACCAAGCCATCCACACAACCCTCGATGACAACCCCTATGTCGATAGAGTCCAATACGTCAAGCGACTCAAGAACCTCCCTGACCATATCCGCCGCGCGTGGCTCGATGGCGAGTGGATTGTGGAGGGCATGTATTTCCACGATTACCGCCCCAAGAAACGTGTGGAAGAGGGTCATGATGAGGTTCCGTGGCATGTTGTGCAGGAGTATCCGCTTATCTATAGCCGGGGCGGCACCGTCTCCCTCGAAGACCCCTACCAGTGGATTAAGTTCTACCGTGCGCTCGACTGGGGCTTCAGCCCAGACCCCGCCGTTTGTCTCTGGATTGCACAGGTCCCCGTCTACTACAAAGTCCACGGAGAACTGAAGCTCAGCCCTCGTAACCGCGCCTTCGTCATGAAGGAGCGCCAGTGGCATTCGACGACCGCGAAGGAAGTCGCTAAGGATATCTACAAAGAGTCCGAAGGATACCACATTGTTGAGACATTCTGCGACCCTACCATGTTCGTCGGCTCGGAGGCCACAGACTTCCAAAGCGTGGGAGATATCTTTGACAACAATCGTGTGCCTCTCTCGCCCAGCACGAACGACCGTAGCCAAGCAGGGTTTGCTATCCATGAATATCTTAATACGATTCTGGAGGATGGCCTCCCTCAGCTTCAAATATTTGAGTATGAATGCCCACATTTGGTCCGCACCTTGGGAGAGGTTCGAGTTGACACCAGACACCCCGAACGGATTGCGGATAGTCGCCAAGACCACTGGGTCATAACCCTCTCCTATTTCTGCTCAGGACGCATCTCGACCTCAAAGGAGCACAAGACGAGTAGTAAGCCGAAGTGGATGCAGCCCAATCCGAATGTTCGTAGCAAACTGAGACACCTTGGTGACGAGTCCGTAAGGAGACGCTAATGCCAGATTTGGAAGCTATTATTGCCGCGCAAGTCGAAAAAGCCGAAGCTAGCGGAGATGTCCCCGATGACCCCTCTGCACACATTGACGAGGGCGAGTCTGAAGTCGAGGAGGTCGTAGATGGGGAGGAAGCGCCCGTTGCCGGTGATAAACCCAAGGAAACCCCGGCCGACAAAGACAAGGGTGAGGATAAGCCTAAGCCCGACGAAGAACTAGACTTCGATAAGATTCCAGCTCAGGACCAGCGGAAGCGCGAGAATCGGATTCCGCACTCGCAAGTGAAGCGGATTGTGGCGACCGCAGAGAAGCGGTTGGCGGCGTTGGTCCTCGGCAAAGACCCCGACACAGGTAAGCCGCTCAGCGACCAAGTGAAAGCCTATATTGCCCAGCTTCCTGAGCTACAGGGGAAGGTGCGGCAGTATGAGGAGGAAGTAACCCCCATGCGAACATTGGGGCAAATTATGGCGACGGATAGCCAGAAGTTCCTCCAGATTCTTGCGACGGCCTACCCGCAACTCTACGGCGAATTGGTCAAGAAACCAGAGCCAGGGGCCTTTAAGCCTGACTTAGCCTCGAAGCCGCAGCCCGACTACAAGCTCCCCGATGGTTCCATGACCTATAGCCTCGAAGGCTATGAGAAGCTCACCGAGTGGAATAATGCTCAGGTGTTCGCGCGGGTGAGAGAGGAAGCCAAAGCAGCCGTCGCGGAGTCTACGAAGCCGCTCACCGACTCGATAGCCGCCCAGAAGCAGATTAGTGCCGCGAATCAGCGCATCGTCGAGCAGATGTCCATTGCCCGCACCTGGGATGGCTTCAAGGAGAATGAGGCGGAAATCATCGCAGCCATGAATGCAGCCACAGCCGCGAAGCAGCGATTGCCTATCGAATTGGCCTACGCCCAAGTCATTGCCAAGAAGTCCAAGGAGAGAGAAGCCGCACTCGTAGCCGACCGCGAGAAGATGCGTGCTGACCTTCTGAAGGAAATTAAGGCCGCTCCGGTGTCAACTGCAGTCTCGGGTAAGGGCGATGGCACGAAACCTATCGAAGGCGAAGAATTGTCTGAGGCCGATGGCGGCGACGACGCCGTGACTAGGGCTATTAAGCGAGCTATTGCCAAAAAGTCTAAGTAATCTGGAGTTGGCATACCACTTGCATAGGCACTAAGTAGTTCTCCTCCGGGGTGAGCGTCCGTAGACACACATATCTTCCCTCCTTGCTACCGACCTCCCCCGGCCCCTCCCTCGATAGGGTAGTATATGAAATATTGCACTTGTTGCAAGCTTAATGGGGATGACGAAAGTTTCTACCCCAACGCCCCACAAAAGGCTTGGTGCCGTAACTGCATCAATAACCGAAGACGTGGGATTGTCGAAGTGGCGGCTCGTAAGGCCGAAAAGAGAGCACGAGAGCAATCGCCTATTAGGTCGGTAGTAAAATACTACCAGTCTAATGGACTTTCGTTAGTCTATTTGATTGAGGGACGAACCCCATCCCCTTGTTACAAGATTGGGTTTTCGACCAATGTAGACCAACGTATAACAACACTCAATACGGCTCATAGTTCCCCACTAGAGCTAATAGCGGTCGCTCCGGGTGGACGACCCCTAGAGAAAACCCTTCATCAACAGTTTTTTAGGTTTCATATCAACCATGAATGGTTCGCCAAAAGGGTTGAGATTTTGGAAGCCTTTAAGGGACTACCTAGTGTGATGGTTTTTCTTCCTGGCTATATGACGGCAGAACCCCCGCAGCTAGACGTTTCTAGCGTTTAGCCGCATCGTAGACAGGTCCTCCCGACCCCTCCCAGAGCTTGATTACTTCGCAGTATCAAGCGTCAGAGATACCAGCCCTGAGAGCAGTTACATATAATTGCTAATTTACGCATAAATTATGCGTATTATCAGGGAGTGTTTCCTATGGCTCTAACAATCGGCCAGATGGCTGCGGTTTCCTACCCGGAAGTCGTTGCCGAAATGCGTAAGGCCGCCAATCAGTGGACTTCTAACGGTCTGTTGCGTGAAATGGAGCGCCAGGGCGCTATCAAGCGACGGTCATTTGGTCCCACGATTGAGGCACCACTCGACTACCAGGCGAACCCTGGAACCGAGTTCCTCGTTTCCGAACTGACCCCCGTATCGCTGACCAAGACCGAAGTCGTGACCTCTGCGAGCTTCACGCCCGCCGAGTTGAGCGTCCCGGTCGTGTGGTCGAAGCGGGATGAAGTCCAGAACCCGACTCAGAATCAGAAGATTGCCCTGACCAAGCAGCTCTTGGAGAACGGCATCAATTCCCACGACGACAAGATTGAGAATGTCCTGTTTGCCACGGCGGCCAACAACGGCATGAACACCTTGTATGTCTACTTCACCATTGATGGTCTGACCTCCACCGGAGGTATTGACCCCTCGGTGAATACCTGGTGGAAGAATCAGCACAATATCTACGTGGATGACACGGATATTGAAGCCGCGATGACTACGACCTGGAACCAGTGCGCGAAGTCCAGCGGCGATATGCACGCACCCTCCATCATCGTCTCTGACTCCGCTCAGCAGGCTCTCTTCGAGGGCACTCAGCAAGCGAATCAGAGATGGGTCGATACGGATGAGCTGAAGGCAGGCTTCCGCGTCCTCGGCTTCAAGACCGCCCGTTACGTCTACAGCCAGTATGGAAACACGACTCGTGCCTGGATGTTCAATCCGAAGTCGGTCTTCCTCGCCGTCTCGAAGGAATACTTCCGAGACAAGGGAGAGACGCAGGAAATCCAGAATGCCAACGGCTTCACCTTCAAAATCTACTCCGCGATGCAGCTTATTGTGAACAATAGGTCGCGTGTCGGCGTATTCTATACCTCGTAATTCTGAGGTTCAGGAGACAAGTCAATGGCTGCAAATAAGTCTTCGTCTGACGCCTCCGTTGGTCTGCTGACCGACGTAGACACCACCCAGCGGAACCCCGTGGGTTTCCACGTTGCCGATGAAAATGGCGGCGTCTATATCTACCTCCCCGGTGTGGCCTCTACCGCCGCGAACGACTTCGTGGGGTATGTCTACACCGCCGCAGGCACCATCGTTACGACTCGTCTCGTGACAACGGCCACCTACTCGGCCAAGGTTGGCGTCTCGATTGGCGCAAACCTCGCCGCGACCTGGGGCTGGGTGCAAATCTATGGCTTCAATGGCTCTGCGGCCTTCGTGACCGCGACCATTACCACGCCGCTCGCGCTGTATACCTCAGCAACGGCGGGCCGTGCAACCACGACTGCCGGTGCGGCAACCATCATCTTCGGTGCCTCGGCCACTGTGACCTCGGTGTCGAACGTCGGTGGTGTGTCACTCGACTATCCCTCAACTGCGGGCAACGCTACGGTCTAATCGGAGTCATTCATGCCAGATATGCCCTCGAAAACCTCTGCACCGGCAGGCACGCACGGAACCGTTGGGAAGCCCGGTCTGGGCTCGAACGACCCGTATGGTCCTGGCTCGAAGAAATAAGTAGCCCACTCATAGGCGGTAGGAGCCTTGTAAACTCCTGCCGCCTCTTCCACACTCCATAGGAGTCCCTCATGGCTGCACCCATCTATAAAGGCGGTTCGTGGTTCTTCAAGTCACCTATTCGCACTCGCATGGCCGTGAAGACCAGTGCAAGCGCGTCTGTTCAGTTGACCCCCTCTCAGTCTGGAACAATTTTCCTCTTGGACCGTGCGACCCTCACGTATACGCTTCCGGCTGCATCGATTACGGGCCTGAACTATATGTTCGTGGTCACCGTCAATTCGACCGCACAGAAGATTGTCTCCAAGACGACCGGCACCGAGTTGTTTATCGGTGGTATCTTCTCGACGGTTGCGGCAGGCACCGGCACCGAGTTCTTCCCCAACGGCTCGACCAATAGTGCGCTGAATACCAATGGCACGACCACGGGCGGATTGATTAACACCAATTTCTACTTCTTCTGTCTCAATTCCACCACATGGCTCGTGGATGGCACCAACATGGCGAGCGGCACCATCGCTACGCCGTTTGCGAATAGCTAATCATGGCACTCAACGGCCAACTGCATATCGGGGGCCAGGACATTGTGTTCCTGGCTCCTCTCACGATTTCGACAGCCATCACGGCGACTGCCACGTCTCCCGTGAAGCGTCTGAGTGGGGTCAACTATCTGTGTGTGGAGGCCGTTTTCCTCTATGGCTCTGGCGGCACCACGGCGAATGCCTACATCCAGACGAGTCTTGACGGCGGCCTCACCTGGGTCGATATCATGAACTTTAGCTTCACCACCGCTGCCGCAACGAAGATTTCTGCGGTGGTGGCAACGACTGCACTCGCCGCCGCCGTGACACCGACAGACGGCTCATTGACTGCGAATACCATCTTGAGTGGCCTCTTTGGCTCGTGGTATCGGGCGAAGTATGTGACCACTGGCACCTACGCGGGAGCCACGTCTCTCGCACTCTACGGCGTTGCACAGAATCTCTAAGGAGGATTATGTCAGACGAAACGATACTTACAGAAACGCAGACCGATGCGCTCGGTGACCGCATTGCGGCAGGCATTGCTGCAGGCATCGCGGCCACGCAAGGCCCTCGGAAGCTCTCGATTGGTCAGTATCAGAGGGCGCACGCTAGGAAGGTGAAGCTCCTTCGGGAGACGACGCAGAATACGCACACCCTCTTCCTTGAGAATCTCACGGATGACCAGGTAAAGCTTCTCAATAGGGTCCATCGCAGCGGACGGTATCTCAACAAAAAGGTCCAGGTCATCGTGAAGAACGAAGGACAGCCCATTAGCGAGCAGTCGGTGCATATCATGTATAGTGATGCGACCCCTGACCAGCGCATGGAGAATTACAAGCTGTTCAAGGACTTCACCGACCTCGTGAAGCAGATTGTTGACGAGCAGGACATCGAGACTGAGAACGAGCAGATTGACAAGGAGTGGCTCGCGGAGAAGCGCAAGACCCAGAAAGCCAAAGCCTAGTTCGTTCGTTCGTAATTCGTCGCATCGCTCAGCGTTAGAGCCCAGTTCATATTCTTGGATTGGGCTCTTTGTTTCTCTGGATAGTCGAAAGTCTCCATGCACTTGATTTTGGCACTGATTATCGTCCTCGTGTTGTGCTGGGCATTTATTACCCTTGTCGAGAAGTTCGTCCCCGATGCAGCTATCGTCGCACGAGTGCTCGCGGTGGTCTTTGTGGTCTATTGGATTGTGCAACACTTTGATGAGCTAACGTCCCTCTCTCGATAGTTCGGACTCCACCTGGGTTTCCCTCCTTTTCCTGGGTGTCGAGGGTGGTCTGCCGGTCAGCACCCTAAACACGACCGGCGTTTAGATTTCTAAAGGGGTAAAGGAGCACGGTATTCTATGGCATTTCAATCGCCTGGAGGCTCTGCGGGATACGCAGACACCCCTGCAAAGGATGGATTCGGGGAAGGTCCGAAGCCTGGGTCTCCTGATAGTAATAAGGAGACAAGTGGCGAGGACTCCGCGAAGAAATGGATGACACGTATCGACAGGTGTAAGCGTGTCCGCCGAGACCTCGTGAAGACCTGGAGTGACAACGTAGACTACCGGCGAGGGAAGCCTTTCACCGAATACGACGACCAGGACCGTATCAATGTGAATATCGACTGGGCCATGACCAAAGCCAAACATGCCCAGCTCTACTCCCAGACGCCCAAGGTCTACCTCACCGCGAAGCAGAAGCAGTTCGACCCTGCCGTCCCTGTCTTCGGGAAGCAGCTCAATGATACCCTCGACTCGGCCAACATGGGCTCTGCGATGGACGAGTGTATCTTGGATGCTATCAATGCCTCTGGCGTGGGCGTGCTGCTGACGGGTTACGAAGCCCTCACGCAGCCGAAGCAGATTCCCTCCAAGGAAATCGAGAACCTCCCGCTCCCACAGCTCCTCATGATGAAGGCGGGCCTCATGAAGGTCCCAATGGAGACGGTGGATGAGAAGGTCAGTGAGCGGTATTATATTCGCCGCCTGAGCCCCAGCGACTTCCTCTGGCCCGTGGAGTTTACCGGCTCCAACTTCGATGACGCCGACTGGCTTGGGCACTCAGGGAAGATGTTGTGGGCGGATGCACAGCGCCTCTTCAACCTCGATGAGGAGGATAAGGAGAAAATCCTCGGAGAGCGTGGCAAAGAGGATAATCTCCGTCGAGACACCGAGAAGGAATATGGGGATGAGGCAGTCGTAGACTACGATGAGGTCTTCTACTGGTGCCATCGGTTTGACCCTGAAGAGAAATACTTTAAGAAGATTGGGCGCGTCGTCTTCGTGAAAGGCAAGACTGAGCCGGTGATTCCACCCGGCCCGTGGGAGGGGCAGCGATTTGATGAGCAGTCGAAGAAGTATGTGGGTGCGTGCAAGTTTCCTGTGCGGGTGCTTACTCTTACATACATATCCGACGATGCTATTCCGCCGTCTGATTCCGCCATTGGCCGTCCACAAGTGGAGGAGATGATTCGGTCCCGCACGCAGATTGTGATGAATCGGGATAGGTCGCAGCCGCTACGGTGGCTAAACACTGACCGCGTAGACCCGATGGTCATCGACACCATTATGCGCGGCGAGGACCAAGCCTTCGTGCCTATCCAGGGTGACGGACAGAAGGCAATGGGAGAAGTCGCACGAGCCGCCTACCCCCCAGAAGACTTCGAGTTTGACCGTATCATCCGTGAGGACCTCAATGAGCAATGGAACTCCGGTGCGAACCAGATGGGTCAGTCGAGTCGAGGGAGGCGCTCGGCTACTGAACAAACGCTGGTGCAGAATAACTTCCAGACTCGTATTGGTTATGAGCGGAATCGAGTCGCCGCCTTTGTCACCGGGACCGCTGAAGTGGTCGGTGGACTCCTGGCACTCAATGGGGACTTCCCTCTATTAGGCCAAGAGGAGCAGCAGCGGCTCGGCGCGGTCGATTGGAAGCACATCTCCAATGAGATGGTGTTCTGGATTCGTCCAGACTCCACCGTGCTCCTCGACGCCAATCAGCGCATTGAGCGGCTCATGAAGGTGCTGAACTTGGTGGGCAAATCAGGCTTCGTGAATCCGAAGCCCATCATCGCAGAGATAATTGAGCTACATGGGCTCGACCCGGCTGATGTCGTGGTAGACCCGAAGCCGCCCGTGGAGAAGCCGAATATCAGTTACCGCTTCAGCGGGGTTGAGGATTTGACTAACGCTCTGGTAGTCGCTCTCCTCCTGCACAATGGACAAGCGCCGACACCGCAGGAGATGCAGGCGGCGAAGCTCATGCTCCAAGACGTGAGTGCGCCGATTGCGCCCCCACAGGGCGGACAAGGTGGTGCCCCAGGACAGCCGCCGCCCCCCGGTGGAGGCCCACAGCCCCAAGGTAACCATCCTGGCGCACAGCCACCCATCGGCAAACCGGCCTCCCAGATGATGACAAGACCACCCGCAGACGCGCACCCGCACTGGGGCGGGATGCCGAAAATCTTCAAAAGGTCGAGTGATATCTAATGCCGCTCCATGATAAACGCTGCGTTGAATGTGGACAAGAGAAAGTCGATGTCTACGAGACGAGTGAGCGAAAAGTAGACCGCTGCGAGTGCGGCGGGCAGCTCGAAAACCTCTATCGCCCTGGGCATGTGATTGGTGATGAGATTGATGTGGAAATCAAGCACGCCCTCTGCAATGCGGATGGGACGCCACGGAGATTCCGTAGCCGACAGGAACTAAACCGTGTTGCCAAGGAAAAAGGCTACACGAACTATGTGCGCCACCTGGGCACCAAAGGCGGCGATAAATCGAAGCAGACACAACGGTGGGTGTAGAATGCCACTCCTTAAAGGACACACGAAGGAAATCATCGGCTCCAATATCGGGGAGCTACGAAAGTCAGGCTACCCGGAGAAGCAGTCGGTAGCGATTGCCTTCAGCAAGGCCGGGAAGTCACGCAAGAAACGGAAGAAACCGTCTGAGCTGAGTCGTGCATTCAAGGATGGGAAGGAATGAAGCGTCTACTCATTACTCTCGTATTGGGTCTTGGGATATGCTACACCGCTCCTCGGGCGCAGTTTATCAATCGCCCTCCTGTGGTGCAGGGTGGAGGCCCGAATCTTCTCCACTCGTCAGACTTCACCTATGTCGGAGCCTTTCGACTCCCAGCCGGGAACTACGGCTCCCTCAACGACTCTTCCACCTTTGCGGCTGGGTGGGTCGGCGGTGTCGTCTACAATGACCCTATCAATGGGAAGTCCCTCTTCATTAAGGGTGACCTTGCCGCCTTCCGCGTCTCGAATCAATCGAGCATGGCGCAGATTGTGATTCCCGCGCTCCTTGACCCTCGGGTGGTTGGAACCGGGGGGCTCAACTTCGGCACCCATGTGCAAGGGTTTACGGATGCCAGTGGAGGCAAAGCGGCTATCATTATGACGGCGGGAGGTAACGGGCTCGGGAGTAGCGTCGTCTATAATGGCAAGTTGATTGGCACCGAGTGGATTGGGTATGATGCGAACTGTGTGCAGAGCCAGCTCGCGTGGGTCGGAAATCTGACGTTTGGGAGTCAAACAGGCGGCTACACGTTTCCAGGCATTCCCCACACGCCGCGTCTCGCGGGCCAGTATTTGACCGTGATTCCAACGGCGTATCGGGCGGCCCTCGGCGGCTCACTCATTTCTGGGGCAATGGCTGGGAGCATTGTCAGTTGCGGGCCTATTGGGCCATCCCTCTTTGCCCTCGACGGCGATACGCTTGCTACGCAGCCGTCTACGTCTACGAATATTACCGCCGTCCCCCTCGTCTACTACGATATTAGCCACAGTAATCTGGGGGCTTGGAATAGCAATGACCCGACACAGAACTGTGTCCTGGTGAACGGCACCGGCACCTGGCCGAATGGTGGTGGCAATTGCACCGTGGGCGGGAACGTCCCAACGATTACCTTTACAAACGCGCACTCGCCGCTCAATACGCCTGCGATTAACACCATTCCCTTTGTGGATAATGCGGCAGGCCAAACCACATCCTCGGGCATCCTCTTTGCCGATAACACCCGGTCGGTGCTGGTGTTTGGGGCCAAGTCGATTGGAGCTTACCATTACAAACCCTGCACCCAAAATACCTTCCCCGTAACCGGAACAGACTGCGGTAGTGCTCCGTGCTTCGACTCGGCGTATGCAGGCCATCCGTATGCCTATGACCCCGACCTAGCTAATTGCACTGAATCAGGCGGCGACTTCGCGTGGCCCTCGACAGAGTTTGTGTGGGCCTTCGATGTCAATGACCTCATCGCCGTGAAGAATGGCACGAAGAATCCCTATGATGTGGTGCCCTACACCGGATGGTCACTAGGGGTTCCAGGAGACGGGGATGGGAATAATCTTGGCTGCGGAGCCTCCTGGGATGCCGCAACTCGCCTCGTCTATCTTGTCTGCGATGAGCTAGACCAGAACCGTCCACTCGTGCATGTCTATCACGTAGGAACTCCCTAATGAGCGACCCACAAGGCGGGCGTCTCGACCCCGTATGGGAGAACTCGAATAGTTCTTCCGTCCTGGCCGCGACATCGCTTAGCTACACGATTACAGTTGGTGCGAATAATAATCGCATCGTGGCTGTCTTTGTGCGTATTGGCTCTGACAGTGACCTCGTAACGAGTGTCACATGCGCGGGTGTGAATCCCTCACAGGTGCTCAAGTTTACGGGGAATGGGCCTCCCTACCATAACTTTTATCTCTACCTCTTCGTCGCGCCCGCAACAGGCACCGATACTATCACGATTACGACTTCAGCCGCGACAGACATCTTCTCCTCGGCGCTTTCGGCCTATAATGCGCTCCAGGGGAATTTCGATAACACGCAGTCGGGGCTTGTCTCGAACGGTCAAACTTTCATTCTCACATCAAACTCCCTGACCGACCGTTGTGCGCTCGGCATGTTCATCTGGAACACGACTTCGGTGCCGACTGCTGGGAATAATGTCACATTAGCATCGTCCTTCACGAATGGTAATAGTGGAACGGCCTCGGCATGGGTCGATAATACCGTAATTACGCCGCCCTCATCCATATTTCCCTCGGTCACGACGACAGCGCCGACTTCGTTTGCAGGCGTCACCTTCACGATTGCACCGACTCACGTCGCCATCTTGCAGACAAGCACCATTACCGATAGGCTTGTCCGCACGAAGCCCACAGCGGTGGCACTCGGGCCAGAAGGCTTTACCTATAATGACCCGGCTTTTGGCACATGGATTGCAAGAATAACTGATGGCAATACTATCCAGGCTGGTCTTAATCAGTCGTGGAACGTCAATGCTACCGGCTCTCAACACGGCTGGTCTTCAGACTCGAAGAAGTTCTACGTGCAGCGCACGGATGGCTCCTTCTATGCCGCCTCCTTCAATCCGACCACCCTCACCTGGCAATGGGGGTCGCAGATTGGTCTCTACAACGACCTCTCCTTCGACTGCGCCATTAACCCAAACTACCTCTACGGCTCTCTGACATCTGCCGTCAATCATCATACTGTAGGTCGGGTAGACGTAACCAATATCAATGCTCAGGTTAATATCACCCTTTTCGATGCGGCGACCGTTATCAATGGCATCCTTGGCCCAGGAACCTTTCCGACAGGAGATACCTTCCTCAACACCATCATGTGCCAGCAGACGAAGCTCATCGTCCTCTGTGGGGGCACCGGGCAGGACCATCATTTCTTCGCCCTCCTCTATGACCTCGTAACGCCCTCCAATTCTATCGTCATTAACACTCTTACTCGCCCAGAGTTGCAGAACAAGTCTGGGGTCACAGGGCTTCACGTTCATAGCCTCTCCCTCGACCTCACAGGCCGCTGGGTGCTCATTACACCCGCCCTGGCCGATAACGCCCAATTCCCTGAGTATGTCTGGGACACGCAGACCAATACGATTACCGGCTTTCAGACGAGTGCTGGAGGCCACATGGAGACCGGGGCAAACGGGGAGTGCGTAAACCAGGACACCTTCTCGGGCACGTATGATGGGCTGCAATATGTCTATCGGCAACTCACGGCTGTGAATGGCACGCTCCGTAATGTGATGACGCCTCAATGGCCCGTGCAGGAGGTCTACATCGCGGACCACGCTTCGCCTAATGATGCGGTGCCTGGTCAGCCCTATGTGTTCACCAGTTCTAACTACCGCTATAACGACGCGAATAGTCAGCCGCCCTATACCTACACGAGCACCACGCCGAATACCACTCCGTGGAGAGCTGGCGATAGTGAGATTATCCGCATTGACACGACGCCGCTCCCGACAACCGCATGGAGACGTATCTGCCACCACCGCTCCCTCGTAGACCAACAACCACAGACCGACACGGGGGCCTTCTTTCTCAATCAGCCGGTTCTGAATATCAGCCCCGATGGGCGCTGGGTCCTCTTCCACACCAATTACGATGCGACCCTCGGCACCGATTCACGCGACGGACGCTGGCGTCATGATGTGTTTATGGCCTACCTCGGTCTTGGAAATACCGTAATCGTTACACCGATGCAACCTATTTGTTTTGGCACATTGATGTAAAGGAGACTTCTATGGCAAAACTTTCAAAACTTCTCAGCGGCCTAGGCTACTTCATCATCGACCACCGGCTCAGCCCCGGTGTCACGAAGGCCGACGTGCAGGCGTCCCCTGGTGCGATTCCCGTGGGCGAAGGAGCCGTCTTTGAAGCCGATATTAGCACCTGCCCACACTGTCAGCGCACCATCGTGTTTAATCCTGGGCGGGTGCGAGCCCACGATTACTGCGCCAAATGCGATGCGTATACGTGTGATACCTTTCCCTGCAACGTGGAGTGTAGGCCCTATGTGAAAATGCTCGATGAACTCGACCGACTCGACTCGCTCACCCTCAAACCGTAGTAGACAACACAGGAGACAGAAATGGCAAATCGTATCTTTTCGGTGACTTCGTGGACGGCGACAGCGGTTGCTGATACCACCAACATGGTCAACTCGCAGTTCATGGGTCTCCAGGGTGGAACGGCCTCCCAGAGACTGATTGTTCACGAGGTTTACCTCGGTGGGCAGTCTAGCTCGTCTGCGCCGACCTTCATGATTCTCGGCCGCGACTCCACCGTGGGTGCGACCCTGAGTTTGTCGGCGGCGGCCAACGATAGCTCGCTAGACCCCGACACGGCGGCCCTCGCAGCGGCTCCTGCGTCGTTTGACACGGCGACCACGAAGCCGCAGCGGTCTTCGTCGCTGCATCTCCACAACATGAGCTTCAATCCCTTCGGCGGGATTGTGCGTCTCAACTTCCCTCCCGGTCAGGAACCCATCGTGAGGGGCAACGCGGTGAACACGGGCGAAATCAGTCTTAGCGCCATTACCACGGGCGGCGGTCTGGTGGGCTCGCACATCGTCTATGAGCCGCTCTAATCGCACTCATGGCTAAACGCCTCCTGGTTGTGTTGGCATTGGTGGGGGTCTGTCTGACCCCTGCCAGTGCCCAATTCATCTATCGTCCTCCTCCTCCTGCGCCTCCGACAATGGGGCCGCTCGTCGCCAGTGCGACGAACTACCACTACTTTGTGAATCCACAAGGTCGGTCGGTGCTACTCGCGGGAAGCCACTCATGGAACGTGGAGCAAGACACAGACATGAGTGCTTCGCCTGCGCCAATGAATTTCACGAACTTTGTGAACTTCATCCTCTCCCATAATCAGAATTGCACCATCCTCTGGCACAAGGATTTGCCGACCTATTTCAACTGGGGTCCAGGCGGCACATGGACGATGACCCCCTTCCCGTGGCAGCGCCTCGGGCCAGGGAATGCGTCTGATGGTCTCCTCAGGTTCGACTTCACGCAATTCAATCAGTCCTATTTCGACCGACTCCGCGCTCGCGCCCTCCAGCTTCAGCAGAGCCATATCTACGCCATTGTGGAACTCTTTGATGGACTTGGGCTCATCAATAATCGTGGGGCCGGGGACGGGTATCCCTTCTCTTCAGGCAATAACGTCAATGGGATTGCGGACGATAATGCGCTCAGTTCGATGACGATGACCTCGGCTAATGCCATCACAGCCGTCCAAGATGCCTATGTCCAAAAAGTGATTGATACCCTCAATGACCTCCAGAATGTGATTTGGGAAGTGTCTGAAGAGGCACCGACCGCATCCTCCACATTTTGGTCGGGGCATATGATTAACCTCATCCACTCGTATGAGGCAGGGAAGCCGCTCAAGCACCCAGTGTTCCTACCAACCACGCAGGTTCCGGGGAATGATAGCGCATTACAGAACACGAATGCGGATGTTATTGCGCTCGTAGCGAAGTTCCCAGGCACCACGAATTGTGGCACCGGCACGCCCGCGTGTAAGCCAAACATTAACGACTCCGACCACTCGTATTTCGGCATGTGGCTCGACAGCGCCCAGGTGAATCGACAGTATCTCTGGGAAAACGTCATGAATGGGCATAATGTGGTCTTCATGGACCCGTATCTCATCAACTGGGCTTCTCAGAGTCGAAACCTCTGCGTGAGCCCCGTCAATGGCGTCTGTAGCGGACCAGACACCCGCTGGGATAATTTTCGAGATAATATCGGTCAAGCGGTTGCCTATGGAATCCGAGTGGGCCTCCTCAATATGACGCCGCAGCCCGCACTCTCTAGCACCGGATTTGCCCTCGCCAATAATGGTGTGGAGTATCTCGTCTATGCCCCGACCGGGGGCACCTTCACGGTAGACCTCTCAGCCGCCCCCACGAAGAATTTCAATGTGGAGTGGTTTGATGGGGTTCGGATTCTCACACAGCCCGCAGGCTTTCAAATTGGAGGCTCCTCGACGCAGAGCTTTACGCCGCCAGGTGGATTCACCGCTGATGCCGTTCTCTATCTCTGGTAAGGATTCATGTCCGTCCCGGCCTTTATTCAGTCTATTCCCGGTAATAGCTCTGGCACCAATACTGTCACAGCCACGTTCGGGTCGAATAATGACACGGGCGGCGACGGCGACCATGCTATCGTTGTTATTGTCCGATGGGGAAGCAACAGCACCGCAGGAAAGACAGGCTCGAACTACTCGGTTACAGACTCTGCGGGCAATACCTATACTAGTGCAGCGGGGCCATTTGATGACGGTGTAGCCGGTGGTGCTGGCGACACCCTCTTTGCCTTTGTCGCCCACGGCATCCGGTCAAATGTTGCGAATACCGTCACGGTAACGGTTAGCAATGACTCAAACCATCGACTCATTATTGAGTGCTTAGAATATTCGCACATTGCGACTTCTCCACTCGATGCCACCAATGGGTCCTCCGTCACAGGCTCCAATCCCTCCCCGATTACCTGTGCCGCCATCACCACAACCGTCACGAACGATGTGGTCATTGCGGTCTATGAGTCCGCCTCGAACGTCGCATCTCCAGCGGGCGGCACCTTTGGAGGCGCATGGACGGATAGAGACAACGGGGGTGGAACGAATAAAGACGGTGTAGGCTCTCTTGGTCGTCTCTGGGTCGCGGACCAGGTAGCCGTGGGCGTCTCAACCTATACGCCCTCCTTCTCGTGGACCGGGACGCCTTCGACCACTTCAGCCGCAACGATTACGCTCTCGCTCAAGGCCGCGACAGCGGTGGTGATGCCGCTCTTTCCCACCGCGATTGAGAATCCACGAGGTGCGCTCTACCCTAGTGACCTCCGCACCTCGCTCGACCCGATGCGGGCGAAGCTCATTGGAAAGGATACCTTTTTTGGGGCTCAAGGTCAGGGGCCAAGTTACGACTACCCGAATCCGATTCCCAGAGGCTATCAACTCGACCTCCGCACGTTTATCAACCCTGGCGGGCAGAATTATGCCGCCGCAAATCTGCTCTCACTCGGCAGTCCAACATTTGATTGGCCGAACCCTGTTTGGAGAACGTATCCACAGGACCTGAGAACCTCACTCTGGAATGGACTGGAGAGCACCCTCCGGAGCCCAAGTCCGTTTACGCCGATGCAATGGGATTTGCCGACGCCAAAGCCGTATGATACGAATCTACGGACCTTCATTGGCTACTTCATTGTCGATAACACGGCTCCCTTCTCGACCGTAGAGTGGCCGCTTCCGGTGCTCCCACGGTGGGATAACGACCTTCGCACCCTTGCACAGCCGCGCTATAGTCTGCTCAGCGGCGTCACAGGACCTCAGCCCTTCTACACCCACCAATCCTGGGACCCGCCGCAGGGTCGGACATATCCTAGCGACCTCCGCGTGTGGCTGCAGCAGAGTATTTCTACAGGGAATGTGCTGCCGTTTAGTCAGACGGAGTGGCCCAACCCGGTCTGGAAAAAGACTCCGCTCGATGTTGTCTCATTCCTCCAGTCAACCTTTATCCCGTTTGCGACGACCCCATTCGCGCTCCTCGACTGGCCGAATCCGACGCCTCGTAGCTACGATGCCTCCCTGAGAACAGGCACGAACCCTGCGCTCACGTTCTACAATAATATCGTTGCGCCATTCCAGGTGCTTGACTGGGCGCTTCCGCAGACGACCCCGTATCCGATAAGTCTCCGCACATTCCTCGGTTACTACGTCAACGACTTCTCGGTTCCGTTTCTCCCTGTCGAGTGGCCTAATCCGACCGCCCGTAGCTACCCACAGGACCTACGCACGAGTGTGCAGCAGGCCCTCGCCCTTAGCGTTATTCTCCCGAATCCATTCTTTCAGACGACATGGCTCAATCCGTTCCCTGCGCCCTACTCTGAAAGCCTCCGCACATGGGTGCAAGCGGCCCTAACCAGTCGAGGCGTAGCTGGCACACAGCCGTTTAATCAGACCAACTGGCCGCTGCCGGTTACTCGGGTTACTCCGCTGGATGTGACCTCCTTCATCCAGAAGTCATTCGCGCAGTTCATCACGACGCCATTTACGGCGTTTGATTGGCCGAACCCCGTTGCCAAACGCTATGACCATTCGCTGAGAGAGTGGCTCAATCCGTCGCTGAGCCTCACGAATACGACGGTGGTGCCGTTCCAGAACGTGGACTGGTCACTCCCACGACTCGCCACGTATCCTCGGAATCTCCACACGCTCGCTAGCTACTACGTGTTGGGGACGATTGCCCCCTTCATTCCGATTGAGTGGAATAATCCGAGTCAGAAACCGTATCCGTTCGACCTGAGAACTGGAGTCCAGCAGGCACTGGCACTCTCGGTATTCCTGCCGAATCCCTTCTTCCAGCTTGATTGGAATAATCCGACACCTGGGCCGTATTCACCGAGTCTCAGAACCTGGACCCAGGCGGCTCTAACCAGTATCGGTATTATGGGGACCGTGCCATTCCATCAGACCGAGTGGCCGAATCCGCTCACGAAGCTCTACGCGCTAGACCTCAGAACGTCTATCTACTACAGCCAAATTAGCGGGGTGCCGTTTAACCAGATTGAGTGGACGAATCCGCCGCGTCGGACCTATCCACAAGACCTCCGCACGCATGTGCAGCCTGCGAAGACACTACCGACCAGTAGTGTCGTGCCCTTCCACATGCTGGAGTGGCCCAATCCGCCAACCACGGTGTATGCCCTCTTCCTCCGGGGCGACTACAGCACGGCGTTTAATCCGAATGAAACCATCGTCTCACCCTTTATCATCGCCACGAGTTGCGATATCTTTACCGTCAATAATGACCGCATCGACCTCGTGCCCGATGTAGACCTCGACCTGATTGTCTCGAAATGCGAGTGTTAAGATGGCGACTCCAAGTCTCGGACTCCGCATTGTAGACCCCAGTGATATCAGGGTCTATAATATCAATTGGACAAACTGGCTCCAGAATGGGTCCATTTCATCATCCTCGTGGACCGTGCCTATTGGGCTCATGGTGTATCAAACGTCCAATACGACCGCGAAGACCTCGATTAAGCTCGGCGGCTTCGTGGCAGGAACGGCCTATACCATCTTTAACCTTGTGCAATCCTCAAGCGGGGAGACGCGACAAGTCAACTTCGATATCGAGTGTAAATAGCTATGACGTTTGCTGATATCACGCGAGCCGTCCAGGGGCGACTGAATCTCACGTCGCCTGATTCCCTGGTCCGAATTGGGAACACCGTCAATGACCGCTATAAACGGGTCACGTCGGCTCTCGGGATTAACCTGAGCCGCAGAACAACCGTGAATGTGGCTGTGACCGTGGGCAATCCCCAGGTGACGTTTCCGGGGGAGAAGATTGTCAACATTGTTGACCGCTCGGTCAACCCCTATCGTATTCTCAAGGAAATCAGTGTCGAGGAGTTGAGGGCCACGCAGCCGTCGCCTAACACCTTCGTGAGCTACTATTGTATTGTGGGAGTCGCGTGGAACTCCGTGACCGTCGAGATGGATTGTGTGCCTGCGGTGCCGTTTATCCTCTATGCGGATGTGTTACAGAATGCCACGAATCTCAGCGGCACGATGGAGCCACAGTTTCCAGAATCCTTCCACGACATCCTCGTCCACGGGGCGCTTGAGGACGAATATCTTAAGCTAGAGAAGGTCAAGCTCGCACAGGACTCGGGCATCAAGTATGCTCAGCGGCTCAGCGACCTCCGCTTCTTCCTCTCGAAGTCGAGTTATATGGATTGGGTGCAAGGGAAAACACGAGGTACTATCTATGAGGAGGGTGTGCCGGGGGCTGGTGGTGGGAGTGGTGGTGCCTCGCTAGCGATTCTTGGGGCTCCTACAGGGTCCGTGATTTTCACGGCAGCAGGCGGCCCCCTCATTCAAGATGGCGTGAACTTCTTCTACGACCCCACGAGAGAGAAGCTCCAGATTGGGGTCGGTGATGAGACAGGTCTTGGTGCGCCTGCGAATGCCTCAAACCCCTTCCGCCTAGAGCTGATGACAGGCACCTACGCGAATCCGGTTGCGACCGTGGGTCCCACGATGAAAATCAATCGTGTGGAGTCGATACCGCTCACGCAGATGACGAATGGTCAATCCAATGACCAGAATGCAGGTATCTTCGTAGTCGCGGTTGGGCGGCCTCTCACACAAGTGCAGTCGGCGGCCATCGTAGGCGCGGCCTATTCCTATGCGACAAGTCCAGCCTCGGGGGGCACAAATCCCGATGCGTGTGGACTTCAGGGGACTGGACATATCTTTAGCGGCGGCGTCGGACGCGGTGTCGGAGGCTATTTTGAGGGTATCCGCGACACGACCGCGAGCACCAATAATGGTATAGAGGTTCGTAGCAACAATAACACATCCACACCTGATGCCTATGTGGCGGGGCAGATTCCGAATACGATGGGCATCTGGGTCACGGCGACTGGAGCCACGAGTGCGGTTGGGATAGTTCTCGGTAGCCTCGGCACCTGGGACGTGGGGCTCGCATTTCCGTTCACCAATATCAATACCACGACGATAAGTGACGACTCCAATTCCACGACATCTGTCGCTATCAATGGCACCCACACGACCTCGATTGCGGTGGCTCCTACAGCGGGAGCCGTACGGCTCGGCACGAAAATCCTAAAGTATAATAATATCCCCACGGCGGCTGGTGGGGTTCCGGCCATCTATGGGTTCAATCGGCTCACGGGGCAGACCACCGCTCTCGCGTCTGTCGTCTCCTACACGGTTGGTGCCGTTGATGGAGCCTTTCTCGTCACGGCCTATGTGCGAGTTGTCACGTCTGTCTCTCATAATTTCCAAGTCGGCGTGCAGTATACGGATGAAATCGGCGTCGTGCAGACACAGCCCTTCAACTTCGCCTCCACATTGGTCGTCAATATCACTGACACCACTGGCGTTGGTGCCTATCACGGATTCGCGTTCCATATCCATGCGCTTGGGGCTTCTACGATTACTATCTATACGGCAGGCACCTTCACGAGTGTCGTGTATAATATCGAAGGCTCGATTCTTCAGATTGCCTAATCATGGAAGACTTCATTCTCAACTCGCTCCGTGGCGGCCTCAATGTGCAGGACCCGCCGACTGCCCTCCAGGCCGACCAATGCACGGTGGCCGAGAATGTGGAGTGGTGGTTGTCGATGTGTGGGGAAAAGCGTAAAGGGACGGCTAATGTGACACTCGGAGGCGCGGGATATACCGGAGGCGTCGATACCGCTGTCACCTTCCTCTTTCAGCATCTACCGAGTATTGAGTCCCAGGCCCATGCAAATCCGGGGGACATGGCCGATGCGGAGTTATGGGCACTCTGGTCGGACCAGGCAAACTTCACCGGGCAGGGACACCTTGAGCGGTATGCCAATGCGACATGGAACGATATCACCGTCGCAGACCCTATTGATATCTCAATAGGCCGCATCTACCAGCATCGGGCCGTCAGTCTTCATGGGAAGATGTTCCATGCCTACCGGAATAGTCGAGCCGCTGACCGGCTCCACGTCTGGGACGGCACCGTGCATCGGCGGGTCGGACTCGCAACCGTCAATGCGGCTCCTACGGTGTTCAACACAGGCGTCGGAACCTTTAGTGGGGCTCGTTACTATCGAGTGAGATTTATCTACCAGACGGCCACAAACTTACTCCGTAGTGAACCGTCGTTGCCGGTGTTCTTTGGCCCAAGCGGCACCGGGTCTGGGGCGTTGGTGGTGCGACCTACGTCTCCTGGGGAAGGCGAGAATGGATGGGAACTTGAGGCCAGTATTGATAATGTCATCTACTATCGGATTGGCACATTTAATATTGGGCTCGCCAATGCGACAGATACGATTAGTGCCTATACGGTAGGCTATCAGTCGGTTGGTGTGCTCTCGGAAGCGATTGGGAACTATACGGTGCCGTGGTCGGCGCGGTTCGTGGTGGCTGACCAGGACCGTCTACTCATTGCAGGGGCCTGGGAGACCAACTCGCTTTCTTCGACCGTGGGATGGACTCCGGTCGCCAATGACCCTGGCACTGGCAACGATGAGCGGATTCCCGTTTCTACGGCGAATACGATTAACTTGGACGGCCAGGACGGTGGCGACATTACCGGGATGTCGCAGTCTATCAATGGGTATATCTTTGTCTTCAAGTGGCAAAGGATATATAAGCTCACGAGAACCAATAATATCAATCAAGCCTACTCGTCGCAGTTGTTGACGACGGCACGGGGCGCAATGGGCGGAAGCCTCGTGCATGGGATTGATGAGAACGGCAACCCCTGCCTCTACTTCCTCGACCCGAAGGTGGGTCCATGCCGCATCGGCTCCCAGGGGCTTCAAACGTGTGGGTATGATATTCTCAAAGTCTGGGGCACCGTCAATATGGATGCGCTACAGCCCTGCGTCGGCCTCTACTACCCCGATAAGCAGCAAGTCCACTATTGGCTCGCCGTGAATGGAAGCCTCGTCCCAAATCAGCGGATTGTGCTACACACAAGTAATGTGCAGACGATAACCGCGCCAGGCACATCGAATCTACCAACCTATGGGGGCGAGGCGAGGAGAGGATGGGCTACATGGTCAAGTGGGAGGTCCAATCGAGCCCTCTGTGCCTGTCTCTTCTCCAGTAATATTAACACGAACCTTAGCTCTGGGGGCACGACGCCGCTTTCGTTAGCATGGCTCCCATTTGTGGGTCTCGAAACCAGTGGGAATCGCAACAACATCCAAATGTGCGACACCGGCTCCCTCGATGATGGGGCGGCCTACTCAGCCACGATTACCTCCCGACCGCAGATTTCAGGGAGCCTGCTGCAGAAGTTTGGCGCTCGGGCAGGCACCGTGCTCGCGGCCCCTTCGAGCGGCACGTCTATTTCTGTAAGTGCGATTCGAGACTTCGGCATTGAGGTTCATGAGTTTGATAACATTGACCTCACACCAGTGGGGGCTGAGACACAAGTCATTCGACCACTTGATAATGTGTTTGCCAGTGAGATGTATGCGCTCCAAGTCGGCTTCGGAGACCTCCTGAGCCCTAGCGGGTTGTGGCAGGTAAACGGTATCGCTATCAAAGAGAGGGACGAGGAAAGTGTTTAGTCTGAAGTCGTCCAATGATATTCAGTCGTGGGCACAGGTGGCCGATGAGTTTAGTAATCTCATTGTGCAGCTCAATACCTGGGCGCAGCAGCAGCACAATAATGATGGGTCTCATTCGTCCATTACGGCAAACCATCTGAAGCTCAATGGTGCGCCTGTGGGCGAGCTGACCGCATTCCCTGTAGACCCCTCGATGTTCGCGGCATCGGCGGGTGCGTGGACTGTCGCCAATGCGAATGTGACCTTCTTCTCCTATCTACAGTTTGGGCAAGTGGTGCTCATCTACTTGAATATTAACACGTCCACCATCACGGGAGCCACGCCGACCTCTCTCTACGTCTACCTGCCGCAGTTCAATATTCCCCTGAATCTCGACACCACGCCGAATAATCAAGCGACCCAATTCGTGGGGGGAGGCTTCCAGTGGCTCGATTTTCAGTCGAGTTCAAGCGGCTCTGATGTGGTCACCAGTCAGAATGTAGCGGCGGGGCAGGGGCCATCAAGTCGTCGCCTCGTGCTCGGGCCAGGACCCGCCTCGAATGGGTCTCAGTTTCGACTCAGTAACAACTTCGCCCTCAATGCGTATTGTTGGGTGCCTCTCACAGCGAATAACGCGGCGAATCCCACGTAAAGACTTATGGCATACTCAAATCCCGCCGACTACACAGACCCGACACAAGCCGCGTATCCGCAAAAAGCGACGGCTGTCAGACGCCCGCCGCCAACCGTGGACAATCCTGGGACGCCTCCACCGGGGAGTGTGCTGCAGCCGTATGTGCCGCCGCCACGGAATGATACGTCTCCTGCGGGGCCGAATCCGACCCCGAATCCCAATCAAGCCCCACCTGTGCCAGCAAGCGGTGGTGTGCCTCCGGGGCGGAATAAGAATACGCCAGCGCCTCCCTCGACGCTGCCTCCCTACAATCCGGGTGGAGACCCCGTGGCGGCCTTCCAAGCCTTCCTCGCGCAGCACCCGGGGAATGTGCAGGCTGCGATTGATGCGTGGAATGCGTCCCCCTGGGCGGCCTCTGGGCTTGGACCGGCGTATTATGCGGGCACGAATACCATTGGTATCAGTGGTAACCGTTACCTCGATGACACCAGCGGCTCATGGAATGTGGTGCAGAAGGGGCCTGAAGGTGCTCCCACGTCACCGTTTGGGGCTCTGAGCCCACAGGACCAAGCCCTCCGAGACGCCCTCGTGAAGCAGTTGGAGGCCAACGCCAATCAGTCGCTCAATATCAATCCGCTCACGGACCCCACCATTCAGATGGAGACGGCTCCGTATACCGCAGAGCAGACGAGGACCGCAAGAAACCTAGAGTCTCAGGCGGCAGAGGCGGGTGGGCCAAATGCGAATGTGCAGGCGGCAGACCGTAGTATTACGGAGGCGGCTGGTGAGGCGAGTGGGTCGTATTCAGCAGGACTCGTCTCCAATGAGTTAACAGCCCGCCGTGACCAAATGCAGCAAGCCTTAACCTCAATGCAGGGGATTCTGACCGCAGAAGAATCGACCCAGATGCAGGGTGAAATCGCGCAGCTCAATGCGGCCATCAGCCTCCAAGAAGCGCAGATGACCGCGCAGAATCAACTCTATCAGGCCATCGCTAATAATAACTATAACATCTGGTATGAGCAGCCGGGTAATCACCCGACTTACTAAGGACGTATCATGGCACACACGGCTCAATCTCCGCTCGATTATATTGACCCGAAGACCGGGCTTCCGTATGGGCAGGCAGTTCCAGGCCAAGGAGACCTCTCAAAGGCTGACCCCGCCATCTGGGCCGCTCAAGGGCTCGATACGCCTGGTTTTTGGAGTAAACTCGCTACGGGAATTGGGGATGTCGCGCAGTATGCGGCTCCAGCCCTCACGACAGCGGGTGTTGCCAGTTGGCTCGCACCGTATATTATGGGAGCCACTGGAGCCGGTGCTGGGGCTGTCGGCGCAGAAGGCGTCCCTGAGACCATCGGGATTCCTGGGGCTGCAGACCTCACGGCGGGTGGCGCAGAAGCGACCTCCTTGGGGCCTCTCGGGGATGCTCTCGCCAGCCAGGCGGCCCTCCCCTCCACAGAACTTGGCTCGACTGTTGCAAGTTCCGTTCCTAGCGGGGTAATTCCGGCATCTACGGGGTCCTCAGCGGGTGGACTCGGCGGACTGGCTCCTACAGGCCCAGCGGCGACCGGAGGTGGTCCTGGGGCCAACGGTGGGGCTCCCAGTCAAATCCAGCCGTGGCAGCGGGCTCTCAGTGCCTTCTCGCAGCAGCAGGCGTCTAATAGCGCCAATGCGCTCAAAGGCCAGCAGAACGAGCAGCAAATCCAAATCGAGCAGCAGGCGCAGCAGCAGACGAGTCAGGCTGCAGCCCTAAAGCGGCTCAGGGACGCGAATGCGACCCTCTATGAGCCGACACTCCCACAGACCACTCCGAGTAGTGAGCTGCCTCCGTGGGCTCGAATGGCAGGCTTTACGGGGCCATCCAATCCGATGCTACCCGGTGCGGCTCAGATAGCGGCGAATGCCCCTGGAGCCAAAGCCGCCGCATCCCAAGCGACATCCCAGCTTCAAAGTGGCTCCGCTTTCCCCTCTAGTCCAGCGACAGACACCAGCAACTACGGGCCGGGGACACTCTCCAATATCGCAGGCTATGCGTCCGTGATTCCCCCCAGTGTATGGAAGTGGGTTGCGAGCTTCCTCTAAAGAGATAACCTATGCCATTGAATTTTGAGTTTGGCTCTCCAGGGGGAGCGGCGTCAGATGCCTTCCAGTCGGCACTCTTGCAGCAGGAAGAGTTGAAGCGTCAGGCCCTCCGAGATGAGCTGAATAAGCGAAATATCGAGTCTGAAATCCAAACCCGCGAGCAACAGCGGAAGACAGCGGAAGAGAATGCTCAGTCGCTACGGGAGCAGAGGGAGGCGTCCGCGAAGAAAGCCCAGGAGGATGCGAAGGATAAGCTCATCGCCCGTGAAGAGAAGAATCCATCTCTTCCACTAGGGCTCAAAGTCTCTAATCCTGCGGTCATCAAACAGGTCGAGGAACATTATAAGACGATGGGGTATCCTAGCCCCTTTGAGAAGGGGGAGACGGTCTCTGGCGGGCCTGTGTCATCGGCACCGAATGGGGTGGTCCCCGGTGGGCAATCAGTCAATGCAGAAGGCCAGCCTGACCCGTTAGCGACGGCGGTAGCCGGTGCCTCGAATCGGAAGGAAGCGATTCGCAAGTATCTAGCCGCAGGGGGCGACTTCGCCAAGGCCGAGTCCTATGTGAATAGTGTATTCGGTGCCACGAGGGCTCCTAAGCCGTCCGCACAGCCTGAGAAGGTAGAGATGCCATCCACCTTCACGGGCACCCCTGGGCACCAGGCGCTTGCACAATTCGCTGTAGATTACCAGAATGCGAAGACTCCCCAAGAGGCTGTGGCGGCAATGATTAAGGCCGAAGCTCGCGGAGCCGACAAGGACAAACTCAAGGATGTTAGTGCGTCCTTCGCTCAAGCAATGCCGAAGGACAAAATACACGGCGGCGTCTTCAATCGAGACCCCCGCACACAGGTTATCACAGATGCCGACAATAAAGTCGTGCGGCTAGATGACCCTCGACTACAGGAGCCTGGAGTCAAGATTCTCAATAAAGCCTTTGAGCCGCCCGCTGTCGCCGCACAGGGGCAAATGGCGGCACTCATGACGCCGGATGTCACGGAGATGCTAGCAAAGATGTTCAGGTCTGGAGACCCACAGGCGCTCCAGGCCGTTGGCTCTGCGATGTCGGGCATGACGGTGCCACTAAAGCTCGGTGTGCTCAAGAAAGCCGCAGAGCGTGACCCTATCACCGGAGAGCTACCAAATATCGCCGCGACTCGGCTCATTCGCTCATCACTCTCCGCGACCCTTAAGCAGCAGCAGGAAGCGGTCTCCTCACTCACCACCTTTACAAAGACCGCATCCGACAACCTGGACCTCGTGCAAGGTGCGAGCGATAGGAATGCCCGCACAGATACGCAATTTATCAACCGTGTCGTGAATGGCTTTATCCGCTCAGGGACCTCCGGTGAACAGCTCTCAGACTTCGAGACGAAGGTTTACACGGCAGTTCGAGAGTATGCGAAGGCCGCACAAGCCACCGGCACTATCAGTGGTGCCGCTCTAACAGATAGTGCCGCCGAAGAGGCCACGAAGCTCCTCAACGCCGCCCAGACCCCAGGTCAGCTCAAAGCCGCTATCGCCGCCATGAAGGCCGATATGTCCAACATGGTGAAGGAGCGAGAGGCGACAGTGAAAGACGTGAAGGCGCAGATTGACCATCTTGGGGGCACATCACCAGCCGTCGTTGGGCCTGGTAGCGATAAGGACCCCCTTGGTATTCGGAGTGGCGCTGGCTCCCCTAGTTCCTCAGACCCTCTTGGTATCCGATAATGCCTGATAAAACGCTCCCAGAACTGATTCGCTCAAAGTATCCCGGCCAATACGATGACATCTCCGACGAACAACTGGATGCCAAAGTCCGAGAGAAGTATAAGGGCGTCTACGATGATATCCCTGGTCCGACAAAGGCCAAGTCATCAGACACACCTACGGAGAAGCCCAAGGTCGCGGCCACGAAGACTCCAGCACCGGGGATTATCTCAAAACCTGCGACTCCGGGGGCCGGTGGTGAGTCTCAGAGTCCAATCGCCCATGCGCTCGAAGGAGGTCTCCAGGGCGCGGTCAAACGTGTCGGAGATACCGCGCTCGGTCTTCCACTAGCGATTGATAGGGGCGCGAGGGCTATCTCCGGTCACGCTCCAGACCCCTCAGACTTCGGCGGGCTCGTTGGTAAACTAGAACAGGCTCATCGAAGTCTACAGCCGCAGGGCACCGCACAGAAGGTCGGAGCCGGGGTTGCGGATATTGGCATGTTCGCGGCCATGCCAGGGGCGATGACAGACTCGTTGGGAGCCGCAATGGCGTCCAATGCCGGGATGGCAGGACTCCAGACTGGTGGAGACCCCAAGGCAATGGCACTGGGTGGAGCCGGTGGGGCTGTGGGGTATGGGGCGGGCAAACTCCTCGGCGCTGGTGCCAATAAGATGCGGGGCGACATCGCACACCAGTTTGCCCACAATACGACAGACGCCTCTGTAGACCCTGCGGAACTTGCCAAACAGGTTTCACAACATACCGCCCGTATCAAGAACCTTGGCCTTGAAGGCACCGGGGAGGATTCGGCGCGAATAGCCAGTGGACTTACAGCAGCTCAAGCGGCTCGTGTAGCAGCAGGCAACAAGACGCCTATTGATATCCAGAAGGCCACCGAAGAATTAAATGCGCTCTCCAAGGAAGTGGGGAAGCCTCGGAGCCTCACCAATATCTGGTCGCTACTGATGGCAGCAGGACTAATTCCGGCGAGTATCGCGCATGGGGCGGGCGCAGGCGGCATTGAAGCCCTGACGCCACTGATTCTCGCGGCCAAATCAGTCCTGGGGAAGTATCCAGGCCCAGGTGCGAAGGCTCTCGATAAGATGGCGGAATCAGTCCCCCGTAGTCTTCAGAAGTATATCGGCGCAGGCTCCAATCTCATCTCCTCAGACCCACTCGGCTCAGCCCTTCAGCAACAGGAACAGGTGAAATAATGTGCTTACTCTCTTCCATGCAATCGTTCTTGCATTCTCTGTTCTAATCCACGGACATCAGACCGTCTACACGAGGATGGTAGACCGCGTAGAAGCCTCCGTTGTGAGGATTACGGGCTATGCTCAGGTCTTGACATGGGTGGATCCGCAGACGGCAGAATATTCCTGCACCGGGGAAGTCATCGGTATCCACAGGGTCTTGACGGCCGCCCACTGTCTTGGTGACCAAATGACCGCAGATGGGAAGCCTGTGAAAGTCCTCAAGAAGGATGAAGTCGCGGACCTCGCCCTCCTAGAGGTAGACCTCAATAAGCCTGCACTCGTCTTTCGTGGCTATCCCGTCGAACGCTTTGAGCCACTCACCGCAATCGGCTATGCGTGGGGCTGGTCACAGTTGACCGTCATTAAGGAAATCCCCTTCCTCCTCGACTACCAGGCCACCGACGAGATGCCGCCAGGCTACTTCTCCCAGGGCGCGTCTATTGAGGGGATGAGTGGCGGTCCTGTGGTCGATGAAGAGGGCTTCCTCGTCTCCATCAATCAGCGGTCTGTCAAGAATACCTCCTACTCTGTGAATCTCCTGATTATCAAAGCCTTCCTCCTGGGGACCTAATGAAGCACAGACCGTATATTATTGCCGGGGAAGACTACTCTGGGCTGGGATGGGCGAAGCGGCTCATGGAAGAGGGCTATGAAGTAATCTATGCTTACAAACCCTTTGAGGCTGAGGGTTCTGATAAGCATGAGAAAGAGCGATTCATGTTGAATGGGAGCGGTCTCGTAGAGAAGCTCCCTATCAATGTCGCCCTGAAGAGGTATGCCAATGATGATGCTACTTGGGTCTTTGATTCTAATCACCTCTCTGATGTCAGTGAGACGCTCCGAGAGGCTGGCTGTCGTGTGTTTGGCGCATCGGCGCTAAGCCACACGATGGAACATGATAGGGCGGCAGCGATTGAAGCGGCCAAAGAGGGTGGCCTCGGCATCCCCGACATGATAGAGTGTAAGACGGTGCAGGAGGGGCTAAAATACATCCAAGCGCACGAGGATTGCGCCTATGTGTTCAAGCCGAATGACTCCAACTTGAACTACATGACCTTCGTGCCGCAGCATGAAGACGATGAGCAGGCGAATAAGGCGCTACAAGTCTTCCTCGAAAACTTCAGTGAGCCGACGACTAAGGGCTTCATCCTTCAGGAGCGCAAGAAGGGGGTAGAAGTGAACTTCGAGCTATGGCTCAACAACGGAGAGCCGTGGTTGGCGACATGCGGACTGGAGAGCAAGAGGCTCCTGAATTGGGACCTCGGAGAACATTGCGGCTGCTCACAGGATATCATCTTCAAGGTAGACATCAACTGCGAGGGGATTCAGCGGACGGTTGCAAAGGTCCTGAAGCCCTATAAGGCGGCAAAGTATACAGGCTTCGTGGATGTCAACGTCATCTGCGGCGACCAGGAAGTCTGGTTCTTAGAGAATTGTAATCGGTTTGGCTACTCCGCGCATCCCAACTTCTTCCACACGATTGCGATGCAGCCATTTGGAGAGATTATTGACAATTGGATTGATGGGAAAGTCTCCCCAGACCAATTCCGCAAAGGCTTCGGCGCTTCTATCAATCTCTACATTGAGCATCCGCGTATCGGATGGCCCATTCTAATAGACGAGAAAGTCTGTCATGGCTACTACCCCTATGACCTCTACTGCGAGGGCGACAACTACCTCCTCAGTGGCTACAGTCAGGACGTGGGAGTTTATAGCGTTCACGACTATACCATTCAGGATGCGAGCCGCAACTGCCTCGACACCCTCAAGCATCAGAAGATATGGTATCCCGACATCGGCTACCGCACAGACCTTGCTGACTGTGACCACGGTAAACGCGATTACCCTAGCAACCCACAACGCCGCTTTGAAGCCCTTGAGTGTATGGGGCTCCTGAAATAGTGTCTGACCTCTCCCACATCCTTTCTCTACTCAAAGGAGCCCGTATGGATAGCCTCAAAGTCGTATTGGCTAGTATCCCTCATAAGAACCAGCGGTATGAGACCGTGGGCGACTGGTGGGAGAATAGCAGCTACCCCTTTCGGCAGTCCTGGGATATCCGCGTCTCAGAGATGGAAGACTGGCGGTATGAGTTGCTCGTAGCAGTCCATGAGCTAGTAGAAATGGCTCTCTGCAAACACAGGGGCATCAAAGAAAAGGATGTCTCAGATTTCGATATGGAATTTGAGCAAAACCGCGACCTTGGGGATGAGTCGGAGCCAGGAGATGACCCCGCAGCGCCCTATCGCCGCGAACATCGCTTTGCGGAAAACATCGAACGACAACTCGCCCACGAGCTTAACGTGGACTGGGAAACCTATAATCAAGCCGTGTTAGATGTGGAGTAGTCTATGCTCGCGTGGCTCACGAATCTGGTCTCGACCCTCAATAGCCTCACACCGCTTGGGCTCGCTGGGGGGCTCGGCTATATCATCTACCAACTGGCTCTCAAGAATCGACCGATTCTGAGCCACTTACCTGAAACACTCACGCAGAGAGCCGCTCGGCTCACTGCAGAGGCCGCAGAGGCGTCTAAGCAGGCCGCCTCTGCGACTGCCAAGACCGCGATTGATGCGACGGCGCTGCTCGCAGGAGCCCTGAGCCGCCTAGAGGAATCCTCTAGGCGTCAGGAGGCGACCTTGGAGCAAATCCGCGACGGTATTAACTATATGAAGGGGCGATTAAACGGGAAGGGGAGCGACTAAGGCGTCCGCAGAGGGTGGCACATACTTAGGGGCTGGAACCTTTACGGTGCGCTTCCGAAACGAGTGGTAGAATGCCTGTGGGAGATGGAAGATACTCTCTACATCCCCTTGCTTCACGACGATGCAGACTTGGCCTCCGATAATCTTATAGGCCCACGTATCGCCTTTCGACTCCCGTAGACATGCCACCGCTAAGACTTTATCGGGGTATTGGATTTCAATATCCAAGACCTCGATTTCGACGTAACTGATAGGCTCAGGGGTTTCCTCATCGTCTTCCGCTTTTGGCCGGTCATAGGGTCTCGTCAACATGCGGCCCCCTGTAGAAATTCATCCACCGATTTGACTCGCTGCACGAGGGGCAGGAGCGTGAAGATATTCTTCTCTCCATAGTCGCCCACGAGCATCACGGGGATACCGCGCCCGACCGCGATGCCGACCTCGACCCAGAGCCCCTGGTAGGGAAGGTCCTTTTCCACGAGGGCTAAGACGACATCGGCATCCTTGACGCCATTGGCATCGAGCACCGCACACGCCTGTGTAAAGTTCTCATTGAGGGTCCAATTATAGGTAATGGTATGGCCCGCGCGCACGAGTTGAGCCATAACCTCCTGAGCCCTCGGTCGCTCCTCCCACTTCGCGGCGACATAGATTTTCATTCGTAATCCTCCCAGTCCGCCCCACTCCCACTGACGGCTGTAGCGATTCGACTCCCGACGAATCCTACGGCTCCCGCCCAGAGTCCCCCTAGCCAGAATCCCTCGACGGTCGGAATCGCGCCCCAGATAGCCGTTGCGCCAATAAACGCAACCATGAGTGAGGCGTAGCGGATCATGGTCCCTCCAGGTTCACGACTGAGGGATGCAGTAGCTCCTTCAGGTATCCCATTGCATTGAACATCACCGCGCAGCACAGTTCTTCGCGTGTGTGCGGCTCCCCGGTGTCTGGATTGATTACCGTGTAGCCACGGTGCATCCTCCAGAGGTCTATCGAGTGTCGCACGAGAGACTTAATATAGGCTTTGAAGGGAATCCCCTTCTGCCAGTTATCGCCGTCGCGGACTGAGCCATCCTTCTGCCGCCGATGATGGTGCATGAACTTCCCAAACTCATGTAGCACATCAGGGTTCAGGAAGGCTTCGTAGTCGAACTTTTCACTATTATCGTTGCGGGTCGCGCCAGTCTCGAAGGTCTGGAGTTGAGCCTTGACTCGATAGGTCTCGTGAGTATAAGGAATCCGAACCGTGGCACCGATTCCGCCGCCTGATGTGACACTAATCGGCACGGTAGGTGTGTATTGAGACCCTACGACAACCTCTGACTTTGGCAACCGATGCCACTCGCAGACGTGGCTCGCCTCTGGGTCGCAGCCGCAGTTCTGAGCACTCATTAGCTCTCCTTGTTGCCGATAGGGACTTCAATATACCGCTTGAAGACGACTACATGGCAGTCTTCAGGTGGCACCGCCGCGAGTGGTGACCCCGGCATCTTCGACCCATAGGAGGCGCACGGCTCCCAGCCTTGGCGGCCCGTATCGGTCAGCACCTTCGCCAATGACTGCCCCTGCGAACAGGGCACCAGGGCAACCGCGTATTCCACCATCACCTGAACTTCCTGCTTCGGCTCACTCATTTATTCTCCTTTGGAGCAGGCACCGGATGTGTGCCCTTGGGGGCATTGTAGTTATAGGACTTCCCTGTCCAGCCGCTACCGACAAAATGGGGGTCCGCAGGGATGCTAATCACCCGTTTCATACGCCTCTCAGAGCCAATTTCCTCCGCACAGCGTGGGCAGGTAATTGGGTCAAACTGGTCAGTATATTCAATCCGTTCGGTCCTGAATCCGCATTCCACGCATTCGTATTCTCGAATCGGCACTTAATCCCCCTTTTTTAGCTTCACCGACTTGTGATTTCGCTTGAGCATCTCATAGGCGAGCCACCAATCGGTCTTCTCTTCCTCACTCATGCAGGCGAGAGCGTGTTTAGACTCTCGATGAACCCTTGCTTCGGACCAGTTGGGTTGTAGCCGATGGAGTAATTCGTGGAGCAGCACGGTCAGCACACTCGTGCGGGGGTCTACGAAGACATCTTTGCCTATCTGGGCTCCGTAGACATACCGGCTCGGATGCGTGATGATACACTCATACACCCTCCCCTCCATAAACTCCTTCCAGAGTTTTTGGCCGAGAGACCAGCCGCGCTTCCGTGTGAGCCGTGGGCGTTTCTTAGCCATTAGATACTCACATGGAGGTCATGGCTATGGCGTTTGCCATCGAACCTCAGCCTCGGGGCACCTTGCTTAGAGATTGGCATAGCCGCTTCCTCAGAATACGACTTATCCCAATCAAGGAAGCTGCCAGTATCAATATAATGGACGCGGCGGTGGACAATCTGGTCACGTTCAGGAAGAAGAATATTCCGTGTGCCAACAATAAGCTGATGGTCATGACCAGACATATAGAAGTCCATCCCATGCACCACTTCTTGTAGCTTGACTTTCTTATTGAGGGCACCGCCGAGTGTGCCGCCGCCTCCTGTGCCATGATGTGCAAACCCCCAGTAGGTCTGGTAGAAGCTATTGGACTTACATTTGCCAACACGAATCTTCAGTGCCGCCGAATAGCCGCAATACACAATGCCAAGCTCTTTGCAAAACGGCTGAAGAGGATTGAATCCGAAGTCCCGATACATCCGCTGCTCGTGGTTGCCGGTGATGCAGCCGACAATCTTGGGCGCATATGGACGGAAGAGTTCGAGTGCCGATTCGTATTCATCCCCGACTGAGACCGACTCGAAGGGATTCGACTTCGCTGTGCGTGACGCGACATTGAGGATGTCTCCCATGAGGAAGATGCGGGCATTATCCCGCTCCTGCACCCAGTTGAGGTAACCCTTCACTTTATTCAGTCCGCTGGTCGATAGGTGCTTATCGCCTCGGTGCATGTCTCCTATGGGAATAAGGTAACCGTGACTTTCAGGGATATCGACTGTAACGACTTGCATGAAGTCTCCAGTCTCCTTTAGACGAGTTAGTTGGTCTTCGGCACCACGTAGCGACCGACGACGAATGTGACGAGGGCCGAAAAAGGCACCCAGAACTGCGAGGATGTCAACACACGCTCTAGGGCGCTAGGAGCCTGGTTGGCCTGAATCGCCGCCACCTTGACATTTAGGTCATTCACTTGGACCTGGAGATTTGCCACGGCAATCAACAGGTCCTGAGTCGGCTGCGGCGTCGTTGCCACCTGGAATACGGGCAGACTCACGCGGCCAATCGGGTCCTGTGCGAACACAGGTGCCGCTGTCAAGAACATCAGCAGAAAAACGAGAGTCTTCATCTTACCCCCAATACTGGTAGCCAACCGACTGCCCATAGGCGCGGGATTTATCGATATCAGCCACCGTGGCTTGATTCCTCACCTGGTTATAGAGGCCGCGCTCATAGAAGACCGCATAATACGGCCCCCTCGGCGTCGGCACCGCGAGATAGTGGGCTGTTGGCGGCGGGTCATCGGCGGCTGGTTCATCCGCTGGGCGTTTATACGCACTCCCCAGCAAACGGGCTGCAATCTGCCAGATGCCGTCACCTGTGACCGGCCAGTCAAACTCACTCAGGACCACATCCACACCCTGCATGGTGCCTCCAGGGGCGTAGTCCGCAGCCCCATTGCCTAGATGGGAGATACCAATCGAAAACTCTAGCCCCAGATGACCATTCGGGTAGAGCTGGCGGAAGAGGTCTACGAAGGCTTTGACCTGAGCCGGTGACCACCCGTAGAAGATGGCATCATAGCCGGGGACGAAGAGGCAGTAGTCTCGGACATCTTTAAGCCCATCCAAGATACGTGCCAAGTTCGCCATGAGCCAATCGTGACCGTAGGTCCAGCCGCCAGGGTCATTGTAGCCGGGTCCAGCACCGTTACCGTCGCCCGCGAGGGTAATCAGCGGAATCCGCCCGTGCTGAATCGCCTCGACCACGTAGGTGCGGAAGGTGGGAAGGTCCTGTGAGAGGTCTCGGCCGGGGATGTTGGTGTAGGCTTGCCCTGGCTCCGCATACCGCCAGGATAGCGACAGATTATAATGGGTGTCTCCTGCTGTCGCTTGGTAGATTCGCTCCCTATCGGCCTGTGAGAGCCCAGGAGAGGTCATCACCGGCTGGAAGAGGGGGAGGAGACCATAGGCATCGGTCTGCACCTGAGCCCCCTGGAAGTGCATACGGACGGCGCACACCTGGTCCCTGGAGGGCACCGGAGGCAACGGCGGCGTAAACGCTGGGAATGTGTCGATACCGAAGGTGGCAGACCCATTCACCGGATTCAGTTGACTCACCCACAGAACCCCTCGGAAGGTCTCTCCATCAACTACGAGGGTCGCCCCATTCCCATCTGGGAGGTCGAAGGGGCCAATCACCGCATGGCCGTCTACGGCTGTCGCGTCAAAAGCCTGCCCATTATCATGGGTCAGGCTAATGGCCGCCGTAGGGTTCGCCGTGTAGATATCGAGATGCCCAACCATTTACTTGGTTCCAAGAGGCGGATTTGGCACAATCTTTGCCGGGGCCGGTGGAACCACAACGGCGGGTGCAGATGCCACCTTCTGCATCGCGGAAGTGACAAGAGCCGCGACGAACATGGCCGCCCCAAGCAAAACCTGTGCCAGGAGGGGGATGAATTGGGCATCCTGAGCATTCGTGAGCCATCCGTGGGCGACGATGAAGCCGCCGATGCCGCCCAAAATGTGGCGCAAAAAGCCCAGTGCGATGTCTTTCTGGAGAAAGTTCATAGTGAGATACCTCGTCAGATTGAAGTGCATGTTTTATGCCTATTCGTCGTTATCGGCTTCCTCGGGCTCACCGGGAACCCGGATGCTCATAAATGCCTTCGTAGGCACATGGGGCCTCGCCATATCGTAGATTTCCACGGAGCCGCCCAGGTCGATAAATTTCTTCCGATTGAACTTCCGCCTGGTGCCTGAGACGTGCTTCAGGGCGAATCCCTCCACTTTCACGCCATTCTGGAGCGCATCAAATTCATCCGCATCGAGGAAGAGGTTTTCGACCTCACCCTTGATTTTGTCCATTGCCGCCTTCGTGGCCTGCTTCTGGGCATTCAGTTGGTCGTAGACGCGAAGCCGCTTCATCAGCTTCGACTTCAGAGCCGTCGAGATGCGAACCTCTGTCGTCTGAGTCGTGGTCAGTGTCATCGAATCCCCCCTCTAATACATCGTCTTGGGCATAGATAGCATCTAGCGCATTCTTTAAGAGCCGATTCACTAGGTCTATCTTTCGCTGCTCTATCTCTGTCACTTTGTCTCCTTGTGTAGCCAAACCAGAATCCACCATTAAGTCCCACTAAGAGTGCAATCACGAGAAGCACACCGATATCTATTGGACTCATGGCGTAGTAGTAATTCACTCGGTCTCCTTGGGGTCACATAGGTCATGGATAGTGCGGATACACATCGCTGCCGTCTGCACCAATTCCAATCGCAAGTTCACAGGGTCTCTCTGACTTGGGCGTTTCTTCACTTCCTCCCAATACTCATCAAGTTCTTCGCGGATAACCGCATATGCCTCATGGTGGGACGCCATCGGCGGATGCTTATACGTCGCTCTCTGAAACTCATCCCACACTTCATCCCGTAGTTCATAGCCCATCAAAACTCCTTCATATCGGCCATATTCGGCCCATACTCCCCACTACTATCCATTGGCACCGTGAAGCCCTCTGGGATGCGGCTCAGTATCTCCCGCATGTGTCTATTCAGGTCCTGTGCCAGTTTCGGGTCATCCTCAAATTCGAGGTTTATCGAATCATGCACCTGAAGAATCGGCTGCACGTAGCGGCCTTGTCGCCCATAGGGGCCAATGATTTCCTTCCAAATGGACACTTCCGCCTGCTTCACGAGCCATGTGAGTCCCTCTTGGATGGGGGTGGAAAACGCGAATCGTTCAGCCTCGGCCCGTATCGCCGCATCCCAAGACTTAATGCCCCCAATATAACGAATGCGACCACTAAGGCACCGAATGTATCCATTCCGCTTCGCCTCCGCGACCATACGGGCTTTATATCGTGGAACCCCCACGTAGAGCGCGTCGGTCTCATCAATCCATCGTTGGGCGTCATCTTCGCTGATGTCTACGCCATTCTTCCGTAGTTCAAGGGTTAATCCTTTATTCGTCATCCCCATTGGGAGACCAAAGTTCACGGCTTTTGAGGGGAGCCGGTGTTTGCTTTTGTCCTGCTGGCTAGGCTTGACGCCAAATATCCTCTCAGCCAAAGCTGCATGAAGGTCAATGAGAGAGCCATCAGGATTACGACGCTCGCCACGAAAGACAGCAAGCATAAGAGGGTCCTGGCTAAGATGTGCCAGCACACGTAGCTCACCTTGGCTCTCATCCCACTCACCCAGCAGATGCCCCTCATCCGCTACCCACCCTCTACGAAATTCCTTGGCAAACTTCCCGTGCTTCGGCTGTGCCAATAGATTCGGGTCACTAGCCGCCAATCGCCCAGTGACCACCCTCGTGGTCCTAAACGTAGCGTGAACACGACCGTCGTAAGGCCATCGGCGGGCGAAGTCTGGAATACGGTCCACAAACGTGTGTTTAAGCTTGTAGACCTCACGATACTCACGAATAGTCGAGATGACAGGATACTCAGGATGCTCATGCTCCAAGGCTTCGAGGACCTTATCGTTGGTCGAGAAGCGTCCAGACTCTGTGCGCTTATAACCCTCCAGTCCAAGTCGGTCGAAGACGTAATCGGCAACCTGGTCACCGGAGTTGGCATTGAAGCCTTCGAGGCCCGTTTCTGTTTCAAGTTTCGCCTGTAGCCCTTCTACTTCGGTCCCCAGCTTCGCGGATAATCGAGCGAAATGTGGGAGGTCTGGTTTGATGCCGACTGTGTGCATTCGGTCGATGAGGGGATAGGTTGATAGCTCCAACTCATAGACCCCTCTAAGCCCCAAGACATCAATTCGTCCTGAAAGTTCAGGAGCAAGTCGTCCAGTGCCGTCTGAATCTCTTCCTCCGTAATGTATGGCTCGTTCGATTGGCACATGGTCAAGCGTAGCTTCAGGCATATCTCCGAGTCGTGTGTAGGCCGCGACTCTGATGGGGAGGGCGTCGTCTTCCCACTTTTGCCACAGTTTGTAGGGCTCTCGGGAGCGCATTCCTCGTTCGACTGCCTTGTGTAATATGGAACGGCTGATTTTTGGTAACACTTTAAGGCGTCTACCAGTAACTGTCTTCCCTCTGGAGTTGACATAAGCTGTTGTAGTGAGGCGTATAAATTCGGCTTGTTGTCGTTGCTCATAATCATCCTGTTCTATGTCCCAGAGGCTCACGAAGTAGTCATACGCGAGTCTATTCTGTGCGTCTCCCATGATGTCCTCATAGGAGTCCATTTTCATGTTACAGTGGCGTATGCAGAGGGGTTTAAGGCCCTTGGGTTCTACTTGGAGCAAATAGGCCGCCACCATCGTATCATCGAAGGGGAGGTCTGCGGTCTCAATCCCCATCGCCCGCATCGTGGTTAAATCGTGTAGAGAATTGTGATAGACGATTCGTGCTCCAGATTGTCTAAGTAGCTCTCCAAATCGCCTGACCACCAGGGAGGAACGATTACCTCGAATGATGGATGCTCGGCCAGCATCCTGTGAAAACTGAAGACTCCAAGGGGCTCTTGGATAACCCTCGGTGTCGATAGCAATCGGCTTTGATGGGTCAATGATAATCTGGGATAGTTCCGTGATTTCCGTGTAGCTCGGCTCCTTGAACGGGTCATCGTAAAGTCTCCTCGCCGTCAGCTTCCCATCGAAGTAGGCTTCGAGTTGTTGGAAGTCGTAGCTGACGTAGCCGGATATCTCGGGGTTATGGAAGCCTGCGGCAATGTGGTAGAGGGGGAAAACGGTTATCCCGCGACCATGAAAATCAATAGTCCAAGGTAGCCCATGCACATCATCCATACTGACATCGCCAAGAAAGTATCGTGTTGAGTGACGACCCATAGTAATAACGAGACGAGGGCACACCCGCCGAAACTCATCGAGGAGTAGAAGACTGTCTCGCTCCAAGTCTTCAGCGGTCCACTCATAGTTCTTCCCCCCATATTGGCGGTAGAGATTGGTGACGAATATCTCCCGACGCTCAGGGAGCCTATCGCCATTGAAATATCTATCAAACTCTTTGCCCGTTTTACCAACGAGAGGAATCCCCTTTCTATCCTCTTCCGGCCCCGGCCCCTCTGCGACGACCATCCACTCACAGGGGGCCGGTCCTACGCCTCTACATCTCATCGGCTTGTGATATCTTGGATGTCTTCGATGGTTGCCCCATTCAGGGGGTCATTCCGCAGCGGGCCATCGGCAATCAGGGAGTTGAGTCTATCCTTCACTTCAATCAATGCGAAGGATACACACTCATCCTCGACCACGAGTTGCACTGTGGCCGTGATGAAATACGTGCGCCTCCGCTCTGCGGGCACCGCGAAATAATACTCGCCGTCGCTGGCGTAGCCGCCGTGCGGCACCGCCGCCACCGCATCGGACCTATCGGCCTGATACTCTCCATGTGGCGAGGGTTCTCCGCACAGCGCGCAGTCAGGATTATCGCACAGTTCCACGTCGCCTTCAATCGTCTGTGTGTAGTAGCCTTCGTTACTCATCATTCCTCCTATGCGTGTAGATACGCTTCATAGACCACGAAGGCACTTAGAGCCAGGACGGCCAGCAGATACCCCCAGGCGAACACTTTTCTCCTCATCGGATTGCCTCCACCAGCCTATTTGCATGACTGAGGCCAAACTGCTTTTTCTTGCCACGGTCATCAGTTGTTTCGATTTTTGCCCACTGTTGGGGACAGCCCATAATCGCAGCCTTAATGGAGCCAAATTCCTTCTCAGCCGCCTTTGCCACCTTGAGTCCCACACCGGGGAGTGTTGCCAACGTCCGCACGGTCTGCGATACGGGAATGAGCGTCGGAGCCTCATAGAGCCCCAAGTGGCTCTTATGCTGGTCGAGGTCCTTATCCGTCCACGTATGATAGAAGGCGTCTATCCACTTCACGGTGTCCCGCCGCGTCTGAAACCAGAGCCAATTGAGACCGCCGCATAGGTGCAAGACTGTGAGGCGCTTATATAGTTCGTTGATGGTCATGCCCATACGAAATGTCTTGCCGCCGCGACGGTGGATGAGCATCCCCTGCCTATCGTAGCTCGGCTTACCCTCGATAATGAGCCAGCAATGGTCGTAGAAGGGAGCCGCACCCTCCTCGGCCTCCCTCATGCCTTGGAGCTGGTGACCTTGGAGGCGATTGGTTTGGATGCTATTGATAACATCAGAGACCGTCTTATGCTCGATTCCGATATTTAGGCCAGTGCCACCGACGCCTCGTCCCACAAAGTAGACATCCCCATACGGGAGGTCTGGGTCTGCCAATTGCACAGGGAGATTGGCCTTTTGCATCGAGGCATAGAGGTCAATGCTTCCAGCCCTTGAATCGATAAACATCATTGCCAGTCGCCTTCGCTACTTTCAGGAAACACCAATCCGCCCAACGTCGGCCAATCCAATGAGCCGCCGCCAAACTCCTGCCCCCGCAGCGTCATATTCTGCCGACACTTCCCAATCTGCACCTTGAAGCCGTCTTCCTCAGACCACGAATGCTGGAGGTCCACTTGGACGATGTAGTTCGCTTCCTTGAACCCTTGTGGGTCATAGATGCCGGTGGGGCCGAGTTTCCCCTTGTCGTTCAGTCCCCAGCGTTCGCGGACCTTTTGAATCAACTGCAGGTTCACGCCCGCGTCATATGCCGCCTGGATGAGATAGCGATACTGAGCATTCAATTGAGCATAGTTTTTGGGTGCCTCACTATCGGACCCAAACTGCGCCCACCGAAACAGTTCCCAGACTTCAGTCTCATCCCACTGGATGGTGCGGGCATTCTTTAGCGCCAATTCGTAGTCTTCGATAAATTGGTCTCGGAGGTCCTTCGCCTGAGACTGCTCCATACTCGACTTATCGAAGCGATACGCGACCGCATGAATTTCCTTCCCCTCACGGATAAACTTCTCCGCGACTCCCTCATGCCCGCCTGGGTCGAAGTAGAGGCCGAAGATGGGCGAGGGGCCTGTGAAGCCAAAGTGGTTCTTGCCGCTACCCTCTGGCCCCCACGACCGCACGATGAGCCGATACCTATCCGCCGACTCTAATGGCTTAAAGTTTCCGTAGTCAGTTTTCTTTGGCATAGTCTCCTTTAGATGAGCCCCTTCCCCACTGCGAAATTCATCAGACTTCCCCAGTTGTGCTCCAGTTCATCCTCACTAAACTCGACATCGACCGCGACCAACTGAGACTTGAACGGCCTACTATAATCCCCCGCGATGAAACATGCATACAAGCGGCCAAACCGCGACCGTATCATGTAGGCATACATCATTACTTGGCACCAGTATTTGGAGAGTTTCTCGTTGCCGTGGATGGCCGCTTCGATGTCACCAGAATGCTCCGCAATGCTCTCGGCTGAGGACAGCCATGCATGGGGAATATGAGACGAAAGCCACGTCCCCTTTATCTCCCCGACTCGGAGACCGACACCATTATATATAAAGAGGTCAGGGTTATAAGCAAGATTAAAAGGCCGTCCATGCCATTCACCCTCGTAGATAAACTCGCCAGGTCGCTCAATCTGTTCGGCACCTGTAGACTTCTCGAAGCGGCGTTTCAGCCCCTCTTCCAACATGTTCTCGATGATTATCCCTGTCTCTAACAACAACGGCGGCGGTAGTTCACCGTCGCCGCGCTTGTAGCGTTCAGGCTCGATATCCTGATAGTATGAGTTATAGATATCGCTCGCGTGAAGCCCAGGAGCCCGTATGGAGCCGCTGTCTCCAAGATGCAGAGAGGCAGGGTCAATGGAGAGGGGCGTAATCAGCATTAGAAATCGCTATCGAGTGCTACGTCTTCAAAGTAGCGTCGTGGGCCAAAGGCAATCTGTGCCGCATACTCGGCTACTCGGGTATCCTTTTCCTGTGCGAGTGAGATAGCCGTAGTCACACATGCGAGCAAGTGTCTACGATTCGCCTCAAAAGACCCCGTGTTGAGCCACACGACGCCATCAGTGTCTTCGATTTTCACAATGTATCGTTTCTCGCTCATTGGGATACCTTCGCTGGTGCGGCTTCCAGTGCCTCCACGAGGGCCGGATAGAAGTTGTGCGCGGTCAATGGATACCCAGTCTTGAGGTAGCCTTTGGTCACGAGAAGTTCGATAACTAGTGCGCGAGGCTCCTGGTTTGCCACGGGGAGATGGTCGATGTCTGAGACATTCATAGGCTATCCTTAGTTACACGAGAGCAAATGAGATAGTGCGCCGACACCGGCTCCGACTAACACATCGGTGCCATAGTGCTTGTTCGCGGCCATGCGGCCATACCCGACGCCGATGGTGAACCCAATCCCCAGCTTCCACCCAGTGGCCGATGCTGCCGCAAGCGCCGTATGCTCACTGAAGAATGACTTATTGTCGCTACCATCGGGGCGCGTGCGATGCACAAAGGCTTTGGTCAATTCCGCAATGCCCACAGTCATTCCTAGTCGGAAGGCTTCACACTTCAATGCCTCTCCGCGATGAGGGTCGTTCCAGTTGTGGAGTGTATCGAGGCCGATAGAGGCCGCGACTCCTCCCGTAGACAACCAATCGGCTACCTGCTGATTGGATTTCCAGGCCAAAGGGTTTGTCTCGGCCGATACAGGTGCCGCGAGTGTAAGAATTAGTAGACCGATACAGAGTGATTTCATACGTCTCCTTTAGGTAGAAAGAGTAGGCCGGTTATTCACGCGGTAGTCACGTATCGCTCGATACGCAGTCCTACGGGCTCCATGCCGTAGTTTCAATCACCGGCCCATAAAGTGTTCGACTAGGCACCGGAGTCTCACCGGCTTATCATGTCCATACTGAGCATGTCGAAGACACCCAGTATCACGATAATACAGCATCACCTGTTCTCCTAGTCGAAGTTCAAAATCGACCCAGTGGGCGGTATACCCCTTGTTTCGATAGGTCAGGGCTCTAGTCGGAAATCCGACAACTATGTCCCCAACACTATACAAGGCACCCACCAGTTCTCCAGTTAATTTACCCACATGCCCTGGAGCACCAGCACTAGGGTGTATGAATATCTGGCAGTCTTTTGATTACCAAGCGCGGAAGACTGCTGCCAGAGAACGCGCTATCTTGGGGGGTCGTGTGTGGGCGGTTGCTCCCAGCCTCTAGTCCCACTCCCGTTACCGCTGGATTGACCCCATACGCCGACTACGACTGGAGCGAGATAATCTGGTCTCGCCCAGACTTATCGAAGTTCACCGTGTAGAAGTCATCGCCCACGGTAATGCCCTCAGCCGAGAACTGCTGCAAGTTCTCATCGTTGAAGAGGAACTTACGGACATCTTCACGCCGTGGGTCCTTCGCGTAGTCGCGGGTGACGAACTGATTGAGCTGAGTTTTCTTCACTTGGCCGTCATGCTTCTGGAGCACAGCCACAAGAACCTCACCAGCGAATGCCGCGAGCCCTTCATCAGCCGCCGCAACGGCCTTCACGCTACCATTCGTCTTCCCATTCGCGGATTTGGCACCAGAAGTGGTGGAAGACTTCGCAGCCGCAGTTGCACGAGGGCGAACTTCTACGTCGTCCTTGCCGTAGACCTGAGCAATCTCAGGATTCCGCTGGTCGTAATACTTCGTTTTGTCGGTCTTGTCCTGCCGCTGCCCCTTGTCGTTATACTTGGGATACTTGCGGGGATTGGCCTTGACTTTCTTTGCCATGCGGTCCATGCCGTCCTGGTCAATGACTTGGACGAAACGGACACGATAGCCGATAAAGTCGGTGAGATCGATGGGGGTGCCGGGTGCTCCGGTGTTATCGGGAATACCATTGGCATACCCAGATGCCAAGAACCTCACACCGGGCGTATTGGCCCACAATGCGGCATCCTTCGATGCGGGCACGAGCTGATGCCCGTCGTCGCTGATAACGAAATCATCGCCGCCGCCCATTGCAATGTTCGAGGTCTCGTCCTTCTCGGCCCCATCGATACGGGTCGTGAGCGTGAGCCAGAGGGCATTGAAGCTGCTATTCTGCTCTCGGCTCGCGGCACCAAAGTCAGGATTGTTCGTGGCAACGAGGTCCACAATCTTCCCATCGACGTTGTTGAGAAATCCACCAGTCTTACGAATACGGTCTGCAAATGCCATTTAGTTTTCTCCTAGTTGAAATACGTTTGCTTCTACTGCCACTGTTGCAGTGTTCATGCCAGCGCCGATTGAGCCACTGATTGTATCTAGATGTTCACGGTAGGATACATGAGAAGGCCGCTGGCCCTTCTCTTGACGGCTCCTGTATTCAGCCTCCCCCTTAGTCATCTCATCGTTTTCGAGGGTGACCTTGAAATAGGACTTCGAGTGTTCATGGTAGATGACAATGCCCTCGGGACGGACATAGCCGGGGACCGCACGACTTCCATGCGCTCTCAAATGGTCTACCGCCCACTCAACAGCCTGTGAGTTAAATGGTCCCCGATACAGGACAGGCACGACGCCGCAACAGGACGGCCTATCGGTCTCCCAACGGGCGGTATTGAAGAGGGAGAATCGCTTATCGCCATTGGTGAGGCCGTAGCCGCGCTGAATCCCATTGCCCCACCACTCGCCAAAGTGCTGCCCTGGGCCAAGGTGCTTTAGCTCCTCAATGTGCTCAACAACCCAACGAGCAAACCCGGCATTATCAGCCTTTGGCGTAATCCATCGAGTCCTAGAACCCGCGAGGATAGCATGCTTGCAGACGATTCCATCCGAGAGGAAATCGGCGTGTCCTAAAGCAGTATCACCATTGTTACCATCTGAGGGCACGATACACACCTGTGCATTCGTGCCATCGATTTTCTCGGTGATTACGCAGTCTCTATTGAGACGTGGTATCTTTGGAAACTGAACGAAGTCCATTATGCCTCCAGTCTCGCGGTAAACGTAAACGGCTTCACCGGCTTCCCTGCATCGAAGCGGTCAACGAATCGTCGCGCTTTCTTCGGCAGCGTGTAAGATAACTCCTCGTCTCCGCAAGTTAATGACAGATAAGTTCCATCGACTACGACTTCCTTATGGCTGACTCGGCGGCCTGCAAGGGCAATCGGGCACAGCTTGGGCGTGCTCCTAATCCCTTTACGGATATTGGTCTTCCGCACATCAATCTTCAGTAGTTTCTTCATGTTAGACCTTCCTTCTATAGACTTCTACCCACTTACTTGGGTTTCCTCGGGTTGCAATATTCTCTAGTGCTCGTGTGGCATCTTCAAGGCTTGTGAACCATCCACTACTATTAACTCGGGATATTGTCCACCCAGGCCATGTTCTAAATTGGACACGAAATAAACCATGACCATCTGTGACAATACGATACGTAGTCTTCACGCCTTCTCCTTTTCGCGGCGAATAATCCCACGCGCCCTCTCTTCGTCTATGCCGGTGCTGCTTGCCAACATCCGCGCCAGAGACCGCTCTGAGGCTTTCTTGTAGGTCTTGAGCAATGTCCGTGCTTCTACGACAACGGTATTGTCTACATCCTCCTCCCACATATAGCCCATCTCCCCACCCACATGCGTGAACTTGAGTTTCTTGTGCTGCTCTCCGCAGGCACGCCCCTGGAAGTGCATGTAGCCCTTGGTCGTCATTTTAACAACGGTGTCTACGGCTCCTGCGACGG